ACCTGCACTAGGAGGTCGGATACGTGGCGGGCGTCGTGGCCTGGTAGGTAGTTGGCTTTTTCGGTCTTGGTGGTGTGGCCGCAATCGCATGCGCATTCGTTGCCTTGGCGGCTGGTCTTTATTGGTGTTGCTTCGTTCATTTGTCTGTCTCCTTGTTTGGGTTGGTTTCTGCTGGGCTGGTGGTGAGTTTGGCCTGTAGAGGGTCGCTCTGCTCGGTCAGTTCACCATTTTCGTAGGCCAAGATTCGTGGCATGGTTGGTTCTACGAGGATACGTGGTAGGACGCCCAGGCGGTCCTTTCCACGGTACTTGCCTGCACTGCGGGTGAGTGCGCGGTAAGGCTTGTTTTCATCTAGGTCTTCTGCGGAGCAGGCCAGTACTAGGTCTACGAAACCGAGTAGGTCGGCCTGTACTCCTGGTGTGACGGCTGGGCCGTAGGTTACCTTGCCTGTGTCGTCGTCTACGTCGCGACGTTCAAGGGCGGTGATGATGAAGTGGGTTGGTAGGTCACGGAACTTGCGTAGGATGTCGCGGAACATCTTGGACATGGTGCCGTAGTCGGAGCGGTCGGTGAAGAACTGGTCCACTGCGTCGATTGTTACGCCTCGCTTGGCGGCTTTGTCGATGCGGTCGGTGGCCACTTGGTCCACGAGGGCTGGGACGATTTCGGTTGCGCTGTCAAATACAACACCTGCCCATGAGTTTGGGTCTCGGGCGAGGTCTGCTTTGAGTGCGCGGTGGAGTTCGTCTAAGCCTTTGTGTGTAATGGCTTCTCCTGGGTTTGGCCAGATTTTGATTCGTGAGGTGTCGATGCCGTGACGTTTGAGGGTATTCTTCTTCAAACCGCCCTCGGCGTTGACGAACAGCACGTTGCCTATTCCTAGGTTTGCTAGGGTTGCTGCTGCTGTGGTTTTACCTGAGCCTTCTCGTCCGTACATCAGCACGTTGAGGTGGTCCTCGGTGCTGTCTAGGTCCGCGAACAGGCTGTTACTTGTTGCTGGGGTTGGCGTGGGTGGGGTTTCCACGTCGCCGTTTAGTTTTGCCATTTCTGTTCTTTCTACTCTGCCAGAGTTCCGTCTGGTCGGTTTGTTTCGGCCTTGTAGGCCTCACATTCTGGGGACCACTCGTATCCGTATTTTGTTAGGTGTCCTGGTGCTGCTACGAATCGGTAGTTTTTGGGGTGGTGCTTGGTGAATAGCCACATGATTTCGTCCATTTGGACGTGGTAGGGCTGGTAGTCGTCTACGCGTTGCACTTCGTCTTTGAGGTCTCCGCAGAAGTTGACTTGGGTCCAGTGTCGCAGTTGGCGCAGGATTAGTCTGGGGTTGGTACCTACGTCGCAGACGGTGATAAACTCAGTCATTTTTGGACTCCAGGGTGTAGATGATGTCCATGAGGTCGTGACATGAGCCGTGTGGGCATTCGCCTCTGTGGTAGTTTGGGCAAACTCGGCTACGCAGTTCGGCTATGATGGCCAAGCGTTCACGTTTCCGTGCGTGGGCTACGATTTTGGCTATGGTTTTGTTTGCCATTAGTCTGCCTTAGCCATTCGGGTGACGTCTGCCACTAGCAGGGTGGCGGCTTGGAGGAGAACTCCGCTTTCGTGGAGGTTACCTAGGGCTAGGTGTCGGTTGGCCGACTCTAGTGTTATGGCTGCTGCTTTGAGTAGTTCTAGTTTCTCGTTCATTTGCTTCCCCTAACTAGGTTGTTGATGGCGGTCTTGATTTTTGGTTTGGTGAAGAATCTCCACTTGTTGCGGAGCCAGTAGTACTCTCCTCGCCATGTTGGTTTGTAGCGTGGCTCTGCGTGTTTGCTCATTATGCGGCCTGAACCTTGAGCCACTCACCAGTGCCGTTGGTCTTGGCGTTGCGGTAGGTCCATCCACCGCGGGTCTCGGTTGGGTATTCCCAGCGGCCAATCTTGATTACGCCTTTGGTTGGGGTGTGTCCCTTGGCTGCTCGTGCTGCCGACTTGTGGGTTGCTCCTGCTGCTCGCATTTCCATCTTGATGGAGTAGCGGCCGTAGGCGGAGGCCAGTTTGTCGCAGAGTGCTACGCTACCTAGTTCGGTTTTGGCTTGGTCTAGGGTGAGGCGTCCTGCTACTACCTGCACTAGGAGGTCGGATACGTGGCGGGCGTCGTGGCCTGGTAGGTAGTTGGCTTTTTCGGTCTTGGTGGTGTGGCCGCAATCGCATGCGCATTCGTTGCCTTGGCGGCTGGTCTTTA